CTGTCCCTATCCCTACGTTGAATACGAAGTTGAGTAGGGCTGAGAAACGTACCTCGTCTAACTGTTGTGTCCACGGCATGTGATGTAGTAGTTGCTTCTTCGCTTCTTCTATATCGTTGAGTAGTAGCATCTCTGCTTCTTTCTCTGTTATACCTATGTCTTCCAAGTTTCTTCCGATACCTATGCTTAGCTTGTTGGATGTGCATTTATATGGTTTTAACCTTATTCCTTCGTGACGTTTTAACTGTTCAATTAGCTGGTTCATTTTTTCTTATACTTATCTGTGTTTTTCTTTTTAGGAAATCCAGCTTTCATATTGGCATAAGCTTTAGGACTAATGGTAGATTTACTCTTAGGTCTACTTGTTCCAGCTTTCTTTCTTTTGTTAATGTTCTCATAAAGGCTCATAAGGTTAATCCTTGTTTTTGTTAATTTTTTCTAATCTTTCTAGCTCTTGAGGACTTTTCCATTCCCACTTGCATTTCTCCCAATCTATCTCAGATTGTCTTCTTCGTTCTTCTTCAGCTTCTACTTCTTCAGGACTTGTCATTTACTATTAATCCTATGCACAATGTTTATACTAGTATTTATCCACACACCTATCAGAACAAGGATGTGTATTATTAATTCAATGTGTGTTATTTCCACTACTTAGTTAGTCCTTTTGCTTTTTCAAATGTTCTAAGACCACCCAAACCAAGCATACCCATCAGGACAGTTAGCAAACTATCCATGTCAAACGTAGGTAAACTTGGTACTTCTACTCCTGCATAGGTAAAGGTAAATATAAGTATAGGGGAAAGTACAAAATGCCATAGCATTGCAATACTAAGCCCCCAACCAAGGAAGGGTCGCCAACCTGATACAAAAATGTTACGATGTTTAGCTTCTTCTTTGTTTATATCTATCTGTCCCATGTTAGCTTCGTGTGCTTGCTTAGTTGCAAGGGTAGCTATCTCATGGGCTAGTGCAGCCTTTTGGTCTTTATCTTCTATAAATTTATCCAGTAAACCTGCTACTGGTGCTATTAAATTTTGTATCATTATCTACTCACAGTTCCTGCAATAGCTGATATAGCTACAACTATTATTAATATAAAAATAGAAATACCTGTAGCACCCAAACCTAAAACTTTAGAAGTATGAACAAACTCTTCGTGCTTTTTACGTTTTATAGCACGTTGTTCTTTTTCATATTCTTTCTGTTCTTGTATTCTTCTACTACGTTCTGCTATTATACTAGCCCAAGTGCCATGACCAAACCTAGTATCTATAAGGTTCTTCATTTCCTGCATTTGTTCTTGGGCTAGTTTAGCATTTATAGTTTCTTCAGCTACCGAGTAAACACTAAAAGGGTCTTTACTTGCCTTGCTTCTCTGGTGTTGTATTTCTTTCTCACCCTTAAATAAATTATCAATGTGGTGAGATATCTCTGAAATGTCTTGTGCTGTACTGATGGCAGATTTTATACCATCTACAGCACCCTTAACTAGAGCTATACCTGCCAAGGTTTCTGCGATAACCATCAATCAAGGTCTTTGTTTTTGACCATTGCGTAAATACGCATAACGGCAAGTACGATACCAAGTGTTAATACTATAAAAGTAAGCCACTCGTTAGCACCAACTAACCACATCGGTGTAGATATACTAGCTGATGCTAGTGCTAAGTCTGTTACTGTCTTGCTATCCATCTGTTGCCAACAACGCTTTAGCTTGTGTTCTTTTATTTATAATATTCCATTTATTGCTTTCTGGTGGAATAGTCTCACTATTTAAATCATGTCTTAAAAGATATATTTCTACCCAATCAGTAGAGTCTAAATAATTTTGTACCTTAACTGTATCTGTTATTTTTTTAACTAGATTACCTGTTGTTTCTAAACTTTGATACCATTCCATTTTTATGCCCTACCGTCTTTTTTGAATTGTGTTTGCAAGGGTTCTAAAACCTCTAAGTTATTATCACCTTCTATTTTATAAGCTACCGCCCTAGCTCTTTTAACTACATCATTAAATGTTATATCAAATTCATCATTAGCATTATCAAAGGTTTCTGTATTTACTGTTAATACTTGGCTTCTATCTTCAATAGTAAGTGTAGTAGGTGCGGTAGATTGAGACGCAAATGTACAAGTATATTGAAAATCAGAACCACTTACCACCTCAACAACATTTGTTAATTCTACAGTTGTAGTGCTATCTAAAAGTACATTATCTCCTATTTCTAATAGTCCACTTCTGCTATTTGTTCCTACAAACTGAGTAGTGGTTGATGATACTTTAGTTAAATCTTCGTCCGCTAATAATACTTTGTCAGAATCTTCTTCTAGGCAAATACTTACTGTTGGCGTTTTATTTATAAATGCTTTTGTTGGAAGTTCTGTTAAATTTAATCCAATTATATTTGCTGATTTTGCACTGTCACCTATTAAACCAGAGATATAAGTTAGTGTAATACTGCCAGTATTATAACCACCGTATATTAAAACTCTATTTATTGGACCAGAAATACCACTAGCAATATCATTATATTTTACAACATCATTAACTCTATCTATTTCGTAGGTATTTAAATCATTGTTATTAAAATAAGGACTATTAGAATTTCCACCAGTTCCGTAAACATTAAACTTTTCTGTTGAAGTACCAGCAATTATATCATCGTAATAAAATCTAATAAATGCTGGTGTTGCTGAACCACTACCTGTATTTTTAAATTGTAGGCTAAATTTTATATTTGTTATACCGTCTGGAATTAAAGTATTTGTAACACTTGAGCCATTAACAGTGTAGGTAGTTTCTTCTTCGCCAAATTCCCAAGGACCATCAGGGTAATCAGGGAGAGTAGTTGTTGTGCTACTACCCCCAACAAAAGAAGATGATGCCCGATTATATAACCTTGCATTAAATTGAGTTACAGTCATACTTACAGGGACTGTAGTATCAGTAACATTTCCTAAATTTCCAGTTACTATTCCATCAGTTGAGTTATAAACTTTTATAGGGTCATTAGTAGCTATTGTTAAATTAGTAGTAACTAAGGCTGTAAGTGAAGTTTGGCTATCCAAAGTTATCTGAGGGGGCGTATAACTTACCGTGGTATCATTAGCCTCTATCCAGTCAGTATCCCCAACAGCTTGTTGTACAGTATTACTTATATAAACTGCATTATCTTTATTAGCTATCATTTTAAATAATACCTCTTTTAATTTTTAATAATTAAATCCATCGTTGCTAAATTCGCTTGATTGATAACTAGCAACACTAACAGCATCATCATCAGCAAGAACTACCTCAAGGACTGAAACATTTAATGTTGTGCTTGCGCTAGTCACCTCAGCACCCCTTGTACTAAAAGCTGTGATTGTAACACTAATGTCGTCATTTCCACCACTGCTATCAGTTATATCTGGTGCAGTATAAGTAAAAGTTTTTGCGCTATTATCTACATTACTAATAGTACCAGAAGAAGCAATAATAGTTGTTATGCTATTACTTGCTGATGTAAAAGTACCATTTGTAACTGAGTTTTCATTTACAGACGATGCTAATGTAAGTGATGGAGTAGCTGTTGAGTCTATTACAGCAGAGGCATTATCTAACGCATCTGCAACGATGTCTCCATTTTCATCTACGAGGTTAGCTATATCTCTTGCTCGTGTCATTTTCTATTCCTTATAAGTAAGGGCTATCACCAAGTGTTGATGTATCCCAAGCCGCTTTAAGTTCATCTATTGTCGTAGCGTCTGCGATGGCTTGTGCGGCAGGTGCATCTCTTAGCGCATCTTTAGCTGTAGCAATATCAGTTGTGCTACTGCCAGACTCTAGTGCTTTCATAAGTTCAACGTCTTTAGTAGCCAGTAATGGCTCACGAACCTCACGAATTTTATCTTTAAATATTTCTTTAGCCTTGGTTAAGTCTTCTGAAATCACTGCACCAGACAATGACCAAGCATCTCTAAAGTCTCTGTTTGATGGGACAGTAGCAGTTGAAGCATCAATCTGATTACCGTCTTTGTCCACAATATATGTTGTTACAGACATAATAATCTCCTATGCCGCTAAGTCTTGATTAATGCGCCAAGCATTTCGCCAGACACGTTGTTGTGGTAATTGTTCCTTTTTGCAGATAACCAGAGTTCTTCTGTTGCCTTTGTCAAAGTTTGCTACAACGTCACTAGGGCAGTCTTTAAGAATAAGATACTCTATTGCTTCTTCTTCTGTCATGGCTTCCATAGGCTCAGTCTCATGTAGCAAGTAGCCTCTTGTGTGCTTAACGAAATCAGGTTGTACTTCGTCTTTAGCAAGCTCGTGATACACCCACACTGGTGGTAATATTCCACCTTGCAATGCACAAGCCATCCAGTTAGGGTCTGCAATAAGTATCTTTGCACATTCGTCTAGGCTGTCTTCATAAACAACACGATAGTCTGTTTGCACAGGCTCAAGGTTTTCTTTAGACCAGCACAGCCTATCAAGCAGGTCTACACCTTTGAAATCAGGTGTTTTCATTATGCTAAATCTCCGAATAATCCACTACGAATATACCCAAGGTC